CCGCCTCCTTGGCTGCCTCCTGCCGTCCCTGCTTCTTCCACTGCTCCCTGTCGAGGAGGGCGCAGAGCCTCTCAACAAGAGCCAGCAGAGACGACAGGAGCCGTATCACTTGGCGCGTTCTGCCAGCAGGACGGCGGCCAGCCCGGCGACGCCGGCGATGGCAGTCGAGATGGCGCTGTACAGCTCGCCGGAGACGCCGAGCGCCAGTGCGATGACCGACAGGCCGGCGTAGGTCGACGGCTCTTTCAGGCGCGTCAGAATGAAGTTCACGGTGGACATATGAGCCTCCTATTGCTCGTTGGTGGAAACGGTGCCGATCTTCAGCTGCACGGGCTTGCCCAGCACAGGCTCACCCCTCGGCCAGCGCGACGCGAGCAGGCGCGTCTTGCCTAGCTTCATGACGCTGACCTCGTTGTTCTGGTTGCCGCCAAGGACGAAATAGTGGCCGGCATCCTCGCCGGCGTAGAAGCCGACGTGGCCGCCGCCTTCCCGGTCAAAGACGAGGATGGCGCCCGGCGAGAGCGCGTCGGGGCGGAGCAGCGCACCATAGTCGCTCCACGCCTTCGCGCGCATATACAGCTTGGGATACGGAAGACCCGCCTCCTTGATGCAGTACGCCACGAACACGCCGCACCACGGCGTCTCGTCTTCGCGCCACCACGCCTTCAGCGTCCCCAGCCATCCGAGGATCGTCGGGTTATGGCGCGGGCCGGGGACTTCCTTGAGGCCGCGAAACAACGTGGCGGTCTTCATCCAACGGGGGAGGGGTGCCGTCATCAGCTATTCCTTCTGCCGCAGGAACGTGAGAAAGTCCGCCGCCATCTCGACGTTGTCGAACGCCTGCACCAGCGGGCGCTGGCCGACGCGGGGCGTCACGATTGTCACGACGGACTGCCCATCACGCTGCTCCGTGAACTGCCCCTTGAGGGCGTAATCGTCAGCGTCCTTATACCCTCTCGCGCGCACAAGGCAAGCGCGGCGACCGCCGGGCAGCTCGACATTGCCGGTGGCAAACGTGTGAATGTGAAAAGCGGCGTAGATGTCCGCATGTTCGTCCATCATTGCCGCACGCTTGAGGCCGTGCAGTTCGTTGTAGATCGACGAGCCTTTGAAGTTGTGACGCGCCCACACCGTGGCGTCCGCGCCGTCCGGCGACACTAGTTTCAGTTTGGCGTCCCAGTCGCGCATCAGGATGCGGTTGGTGTTGAGGCCCTCGAAGATGCGCTTGCCGGTATTCCACGTGTCGTGGTTGCCGAGTAGCCAGAGCAGCCACCGGACACCCAGACCCTTGAGCAGCCACTCGACCAGTTCCCAGCCCTCGGACACCGTGGCAGACTGCTCGCCGTAGAGGCGCTCAAGCCGCCCGACCCAGTTGTTGATGCTGTCGCCGCCGTTCGCGCCGTACATGCCATCGGTCTCGGCGCAGATGCGCGCGTGGCGCTCAACGCTGTCGAGGTCGCAGAACGGGTCGTCGAGGTGCGGGTCGCCGAACCAGCAGATGCCGTACGGCCCGGAGATCGGCACGCGCACAGTCTGCCACGACGCCGCGCGGGCGTGGACAATGCGCAGGTTGTTGCGCGTCTTCATCGTTGCCAGCCGCTCGTCGAATGGCAGATCGGACGGCGGAAGCTCTTCGGCTACCGTCTCTTGGTGCGCCAAACCGGCGGATAGGTAAGCATGCCCGAAGGTGCGGCGAACGGCCTTGACGATGGCGTCGCGGGAGCAGTTCAATCTGGCAGCCGCTGCGGTTTGATTGCGGCCACACGCCTCCCACACAGCGATCCGCTCGGCGTCGATGGCCGTGAGGTCGGTGTTTTGATTGGCCATCAGTTTAGCTTCAGAACGATGGCCAGCAGCAGTGCGATGATGAAACCCGCGACGCCCAAGCTGACGGCCTCCAGCCGCTTCAGGCGGGCGCACAGCCCCTCGTAGCGCAGCGCACACACTTCCTCATGGGTCTGGAGGCGCGCCTTCGTCTCGTCGATCTCGGCCATGTTGTGGTCCGTTACTTGAGATTGCGGAGTTTGTAGATCGCCGACAGGTAGACGCCCGTCAGCGTGTCGATGAGGTTTGCCACGGCGCGGTTGCCTCGGCAGATGCCCTCGTGGTTCTCCTCGATCCACGCGGCGTCGACCTCGAGCAGCTTCAGGACGTCGCCCTTCGGCGTCTCCGGTCCCGGGATGTTGCCGATCAGTTCGAACGCGCCCTGATACGCCTCGACGAGGGGGTCCACGGCGTCGATGACGCCGTCGTAGAACTCACCCAGCGCGATGTGCTTGGCGAAGCTGCCGTCGCCCTTGGCGCGCCAGTGCGCGAAGTGTGCGGCGTTGCGGGCGTAAAAGACGCGGCTGATGAGCTGTTCGATCATGCGATGCCTCTCGCGGCTTTGAGGGTGGCGACCTCTGCGCTCAATTCCTGAATAGCCCTGACCAACACGGGCAGCAGCTTGCCGTAACCCGCCTCGAGCTTGTCGGGGTTAATGTCGTAGACGAGGCCCGGCAGATCGACGCCGGTGCTGGCCATGGCCGCCTGCAGATCCTGCGCAATGAAGCCGGTGTCAGCCTCACCAACCTTGCCGCCGTCGCGCATGTCCCACGTGAAACGAACCGGACGCAGCGCATTGACGAAAGCCAGACCAGCGTCAAGATCAGCTACGTCGCTCTTGTCTCGCGCGTCAGACAGACTGGTGATCGTCGTGACTTGGCAGCGCAGCGTCGCGATGCTGCTGTTGCCGATGGTAGCTTCATTGTTGACGTTGTTAGCGGTGGCGTCTGCGGTGTTACCGATGACAATGTTATTGCTGCCCGTGGTGATGCTATAGCCTGCCTGATAACCGATAGTCGTGTTGCCTGCGCCCGTGCTGTTAAAACGCGATGCATCGTTGCCTACGGCCGTGCAGTTCGCGCCTGTTGCAGTGGTAAGCGCGTACCCGCCTACGGCAGTATTGTAGTTCCCGCTGACATTGTTAAACAAGGCAGAAATGCCGATGGCGATGTTACTGAGGCCGGTGGTGTTCCCAAACAATGCGCTGGCACCAATGGCGGTGTTATCGCCGCCGGTTGTGTTGCTGCCTAGCGCATTTGAGCCAACAGATGAGTTGGCCGCACCAGTAGTGTTGGCGTCGAGCGATCCCCTCCCAACAGCAGTGTTGCTGGCGCCTGTCGTGTTGGCTTTGCCCGACTGATATCCGACGAAGGTATTACTCGCGCCAGTCGTATTGAGGCCAGCTTCAAAGCCAAGCGACGTTTCAAACGGGGTTGTTGACTGCGTGACGCCGGACAGTGACACGCCGGCAGCGGCGCTTGTCCACGTCGTCCCGTTCGATGTCAGGATGTTGCCATTGGTTCCGGGCGCGACAAACTGCACCGCGCTGGTGCCATTGCCGAGGATGACGTTGTTGGCCGTAAGCGTCGTGGCTCCAGTCCCACCCCTAGCAACGGTCAGCGTGCCGCCGGGGCCGATAGACACGACGCTGCCGGTGGAGTTCTTGAAGTACAGTTTCTCGTCGGCGGTATTGAGCGCCAACTCGCCAACGGCCAGATCACCAGCCAAAGGAACGACGCCCGGCGTAGCCGAGCGGTAGAGTTGTATGGGCGTAAAGCCACTGGCCGCCATTAGAATATTCCTCCGTTAGCGCGGCGGACCATAGCCGAAGATCGGTGCGGCGGCAATGATAGTGCGGCGTTCATGGCTGCTCGGGCCACACGATGTTGAACGGATCGGTTTGCGTCGGGACATTCCTCAACGCCTGCCGGTAAACAGCCCATGCTACTTGGTCAACAGGTGCGTCGGCTACCTGCGTCCAGTCGCAGGCTGCGAGGCGTGCGTTGCGGTCGCCTCGGACAGCACCCCACTGCTGGTCAATGTCCTGCTGCGTATACGGGGTAAGTGCCCAGCGTTCCTGCCACACGCCGTCCACCAGTTCGGGCGCAATGCGCTGCGCCACCATGCCAGTGGCCTCCGGCGGCGTCGTGTCCTGCACCGGGTAGCAATACCAGTCGCTGCCGTCGAAGCCTGCCATGTCACGCGGGAACGACGTGCCGGGGTTGGCGCGCGTCAGGTCAGTGAGCGTGTAGGGGTAGACCGGATCTTCACCCGGTACGGTCAGGATGTAGAACATCAGCCCTCCAACTGCTTGGCGATCACGTCGCGCATGATGATTTCCTTGCGCTGTTCGATGATGGACGAGGCCAGCAGGTCAGCGAGACGGGCGCGGAACTCTTGGATGGCCGCGTCGTCTGCGTAGTTGGTGTCAATCTCCGCAATCGCCAGCGTGTAGTTGTCGATATTGATCTGATGCTGGAACACCTCGGCTTCACGGTGAGCGAGGGCGGG